CTTTGCGGCAAACGTTTCATCAAGAATAATAGGTTTTGTCACTGCGCTCATGCTGACACCTCCTCATAGGTAATATTGATTTTTCCATCTACTACAGACAAACCGATGTTGCCAAAATCTTCCTTTACATCCGCTACATCATCCTCAACCGCAGTTAAACCGTCCTTTAAATCACTCACATCGTCTGACAGTGTGGAGTAATCTTCCGGGATGGACTCCAGCACTTCCTCACAGGTCTCCGCTGCTGCCGTTGCCGTTGCAGCTGCCTCTCTGGCCTCAGTCAGGACTCTGGTCGCTTCGTTCTCCGGATCGTCATCCACATAGTCGTCGGGCATGGATCTCTGGTATACCTGGATCCGGCCTTCGTATGTCGTGATGCTGGCATCGCCGTCCGTCACTACGATGTAGACGCGCAGCTCCCCGTTCGTCCGGAAGTATTCATTAGGTACGTGTCCGATGACCGTGCAGGTCCCGTCCGAGTTCGGGGTGATGCTGGTCGGGATGTATGCCTCAGCCTCTTCCATCCCGCGGATCCAGTAGTGGATCTCACAGGATGTAATGACCTGCGGCAGATTGGCCTCTATGACGTGGCCCTCGTCATACTGGTACGTGTTCGCCGGCTCGCTGTCGCGCCGTTCTCCTGCGTGGTAGTTATGCAGGAAGTCAAAAACTAAATTCGCCATTTATCTATTCTCCTTAAGTGCTTTAACTTCAGCCTCAAGTGTTGCTATATGTTTTTCCTGATCCTGGATCAGTTTGAGCATACATGGAACTAGGACGTTTACGTTCCACATTTCAGCATTGCCCTCGTTATCATGATCAACTGCGATCGGCAGCAGGTCGGATACCTCTTCGGATATAAAGCCCGGCACGTCCTTCCCGACACGCTCGTCGTCCGGAGTCAGGAAGTCGTCATTATACTTGAACGTCCGCGGCTTGAGATCCAGCAGCTTCTTCGCCTCTTCCAGAGTCAGATCTTGAATATCGTGCTTGTACCGCCTGGAGGAGCTGATCCTGTACAGGGTCCCGAGTGAATTGACACCTACATTGGCGGACCCTCCACTTGTCCAGGCATAGACCGATGGACTTTGCAACGGCGCCGGACGTCCGTCATATTGCGGAGCAGCCTGTAACACTCTAGCGACTTGACCCGTCGGTTCGTAGTTTGCGTTGTAGACCGGAATATCCAGATAGAACAGCTCACTGTCGAATGACAGGGCTGCTCCTTCCGCGGTGTTTGCCGCGAAGGCCTTCACCCATGTGCTGCCTGTGTTTATGTAGCAGTTCGGGATGTTCTCGTCCGGATCGATGACGATCATATAATTCTCGAAGCCGGGAAACGGCTCGGTCTTGTCGAAGGCCATGATCCTCTGGCGTTCCGTGCCGTTATACATGGAGTAGGCCTCTTTGATCGCCATGCTGGTGGCGTCGATATTACCGCCCTTGATGACCGTCTCCTCGTCCGGGTTCTCCAGATCAGTGAAGTGCACGATCCCTTCGATCTTGATCCCATCCTCGACCTTCTTGATTCGTTTCGATAAGCCGTCCAGATCGTTCCTGGCCTTCTTTATAGTCTCGGTATCATTCGTCGGCGGCGCTGTATCGTTGCCCGTGATGCAGGCGCGTCCGCCGCTTATCCTCACCCGGACCTTATCCCCGGGCTTCGCAGATATCGACATTACGACCGGCGTATCAGGTATAGCCGATCCGGTCAGCTGCACGTATGCCGTGCTGCCTTCAACCCGCGTGACTACGCCTGTATAGTCGCTCCCAGTCTTCTTAGCGATCCTCTTGAAATATCTCGCGAGATCGTCAATAGCGCTCACTCTTCGACCACCTCCTCTTGCGTCTTGGCGCCATATCCCAGGGTGATCGTCTGACGGCTTACCCGGAATATGCCGTCGATGCCGTGCCCCGGAAGATGCAGGCTCACCAGATCCCCCGTCGTGATGTCCGGATAGAACCGCCTTGTATAGCTGACTGTCCGGGCCGGGGACTGTGCCTCCTTCAGTTTGCGGACTGCGTATTCCGCCAGGCTCTCATTATCTCCCAGCGATACTCCGCTCTCTCCGGCCCATATCTCTCCGGTCCCGCCTCTGTTTGACTTCCGCGAGACGGTCGACAGCGGGCTGTCCGGATCGTCATCTCTGGCGACCGCGTACTGGCTGCCCGTCGATACCCGGTAACAGTTCGGAACCGAGTACCAGTCCTGTGTGTCTGAGATCTTAAGCTCCACAGCGTCGTGGTCCATCGTGTCGAGCCTGAGCCCGATACCGGCAGCCATCGGTTCGACCGATATGGATCCGTCTCCGCTGATCCGGATCCGCCATCCGATCGCGTCAACGATCTTCTGGGCGATGGACAGGTTCGTGTCTGTATCTTCCGCGATGATCGGCTCCAGGAGCTTCGGACCCTCATCGACGAACGTGACCGGCGCAGGGCCTACTCGCAGCAGCTGGGCTGCGACTCTTGCGCCTTCAGCCCCTGCCGGCACGTAATAGCCGCACGGTACCAGGACATCGTCTGCAGGCTTCAGCACGGAATAACAGGTCGCCTGGAAGCTCTCGCGCAGCCCGTCGAGATCCCGCCGGGGGGTTGATGCCAGCCCGGTGAAGATCGGGATCCGTGCCCCGTCTTCTCCCTGTTTGGCTCGTAGGTATACTCGCAGCCAGCACTCGCCCGGGCTCTCCGTCATCTGGATCGTGGCGTTCTCCTGCAGGTCATCATCGGACCTGCCGACGGATCCCGCCACAAAATCAAAAGATCCAGCGTCCAGCCAGGACACAGGATCCACTCTCTTTAATTCATACGAGGCTGAAAAACCTTTATCCCAGTTCAATCGCGCGCCTCCTTATCCTACCGGATGGGCTGCATCCCATTCGGCCAGCGTCATGCCATCGGTGCCTTCCGGATCTACGGCCTGTATCGCCAGTGTGTACGACACCCGCTTCGATTTGTAGTCCATATTCTCACGGACCTGTATATCACAGGTCAGCGATGATCCGTCCGGTGTGCGGATATGCGCGACTCCTGCGTATCCCGCCAGGTCTCTCATGGCGAGCTGCCGGTCGAGATCCCTGCCGCGCAGCAGGACCGTCTTCGCGCTCAGGTCTCTTGTGACTGCCGGGTTCCAGTCGCCCTGGACAGATCCGCCCAGGTACTCGGTCCTCTGGAAGTCCTTATGCCAGCTGTTCGCCAGCTCGATGTTGTACGGCAGCTCGATCTGATCCCCATTCACATCGATGACCATCTTCTTGTCTTCCAGTATATCGCCGTCATTATAATCCGCGTCGTACCAGGCTAGTCCGTTTTCACTCGCATAATCACCATTGGCCGTCACTGTCACGAGCCTGTGACCGCAGAAGTCTCCGAAGGCCGGATACGGATCCACGTAAGTCGTCCCGAATTCGGCACCCTTGTAGACCAGCTCCGGCTGATCCGCTGTGATCCGGTATATGTCACAAGTATCATCCTGAGCGATTCCAGCCACAGCGATCGGAGTGATCTTGGCTATCCTCTGGTACTTATCCATGACCACTTCAACACTTGGCGCCACGGCCTTGCGTGTCCAGTTGACCATGAATAGAACCTCTTCGGAAGCCGTCTGCCCGTAATTATCGATGACTGTAGCGATCAATTTGTACTTAGCGCCATCATCCAGGTATCCGACCAGGTCGTCCACTGCGATCGTGATCGGAGCCTCACCCGTCTGATTAAATGTGGCGATTGTCTCGCCCTCATATCCATCGAAGATCTTATCGTCCGGCCTGTACAGGTGGTAGTCTTCAGCTCTGACTATGGACAGGATCGTCGTGCCAGTCGCTCCTGCACCGGTAACAGTGACGGTAAATGGTAAAGCGTGCATAGACAAGGGCTGCGAAAGAATATATTCTTCCGTCATCCGTGTCGTAGCGGTCTCGCTGATCACCGTCTCGCCAGCCTGCAGCTTCTCCCACAGTACACTTGTGAATGTTCCGTCGCCTGCTGTTGCAGTTGCAGAGTCAGGAGCCCATATTTGCTGATCACTATCCCATGTATAGCTGCGATTAATTATTGAGTACACGGCATACAAATTTGCAACAGTAATCGACACTCCTACCGGCTCCGCCACGTACAGGCTGACCGGCTCGGACCATGCGCTCTGTGTCCCGGATGAGGCTGTGGTCCTTACCGCCATGTAGTACGTCGTCCCGGTCTCCCAGTCGCGGGAGATCTCTACGCTCAGCCCTGCATCCACATGAGCGATGATATCGCCATAGACCGGAGCGCTCTGGCTGTCGAATGTCACCAGGCAGATCTCTGCGAAGCCCTGGTCGACATCGTCCGCGGAGCTGTATGCCCAGCGGGCCGTCACACTCTCGCCCTCATTGATCACGCTCTTGCTCAGCGTCAGGACCGGACGGTCCGGAACGCTCGACAGGTCGTATGTATGGATCTCTGACCACGGGCCGATGATGTCGTCATCTCCGGATCCGTCGATCAGGCGGACCCTGAAGTACCACCTCTGTCCGACGTCCAGCCCTGCGATCACCCACGACAGCGCGAACCTGTCCTCGACTTCGTAGCTCTTCGGCTCGTCCGTCGACTCCCAGGCGTAGATATTATCTGCCCAGGATAGCTCTGCCTTCGTAGCTGCCCTCCAGGTCCACTCCCACCCGATCCGGACGGTGCCCTCCGCGGGCCCTTCCGCGACTGTTACGTTCGCAGGCGCGACGGAAGCGATGTCCGAGTCGATCACCTTCGCGGATTGCATCTTCGTCTCCGAGATCACGAGGCCTGAATAGGATCCTACGAAGGCGTAGGCCCCGAAGCAGGTCGTGCTGGCTCCGATGATGTCGTCCACGGTCAGGGTGATCGTGTCTGTCCCTCTGGGCAGGATCGCGATGATCCTGTCATTCGACGGATCGTTCTCCGGTCGGAAGAAGATCGCCGTGTTCGCTACACCGCAGGCTGAGTTCTCCGTGATGTTGATCGTCACGGATCCGGTCGTTGTATTCGGCTGGGCGTCAATGCCGGGCGCCGTAAGGGCTCCGACCTGTGCCACAAGGTCATTACTGTAGGCCATATTCCCGTCATGATCTGACCGGACCCTGACCCACATGACCTCGTCAGCCATTACTACGTCCGATATATTAGCAATCACTTTATCGTTCGCGCCGTTTGGCGCGACTTCGATCGCCTCACCCCATCCGGAAGACGGCGGAGTGAGTGCTGCGTCCGTCGGCGTATCGATAACATACTGCAGCATCAGCGCATCGATCGGGTGCATCCTGTCGTAGGATCCGTTCCATGCTGCAGTGATCCTGCTGCTGGATCCGTTCGTCACTGCTGAAGCACTCAGCAGTGTGGCTGCGTTCGGTGCGCCGTATGCGTGGCAGATCTTAGCTGCCTTATCCCAGGAGACAGCTCCTGCGCGGCCCACAGTGCGAGCCCTGAACCAGCGGACGATGTTCCCTTCCGCTATCGCTTCAGACTCCTCCGTAATCGTCACGGATCCGGATGCTGCTCTGTTGGTTACAGATCCCCACTCATTATTTCCCGGCTCGGCGTTCTTCCGTACCACGCAGGACTGGGTCTCGACTCGTGTGAAGATCGGCGTGCCTGTGTTATCAGGTGAGAACGACCATTTGAACGTCCCGCTGTTGACGGCTTCGTTCTCATATTCCAGTCCGGGATTCCCTGGGACGGTTGCCGCCCAGGTCTTGGTAGCCCATGCGGACCATCCGGGATTGATGTTTTTGCCCTTCTTCGAGTATTTCTTGCGATTGCCGCGCACCCGGAAGGTCAGCGTCTTCAGAATGGTGGATGTAATCGCGTAGGACGTCGCAGTCGCGCCGATACTTGGCTGGTACAGTCTCCCGTTGATCCAGTACTGGAGCTGCTGGCCGTTTCCGTAGTCCTTGTCGCCTATCTTCCACTTCATAGTGAAGGTATTGCCGGAGCGGGTCACGCTTAACCCTGTCGGGGCTTTACTTGCACTCATATGATCAACTCCTTAGCTTCTGCGTCAGCTCTTCCGCGAATTCGTCCGCGAACGCCTTCGGATCCTTGACGCCGTTAAATGTGTTATAGTTCACGACCTGCACGCCGCCCTGGCTGGATCCGATCATCCTCGCGATCGGGGACGTGTCCACGTTGACCGTGGGCGCCGGAGTGACTATCGACTGTGTCGTCATGGCGTCGGTCATTGCCGCGTATCTGGCTGCGTCGAATGTGGACCTTGCCATGGTAGCAGCTGCGCGTTCAGCCGGCGCTGTATTCTCAGCGATACCGTAAGCCACAGCCAGCGGGATGTTCTTACCTAATTCATCTCGGAAGATACCGGTCGGGGACTTCTGCCCGATCGCGCTCTTAGCCTGTCTGTATGCCTCCACAGCCATGTGTACGGCCGCGTTGATCGCATCGCTCTGTCCTGCCCTGATACCGACTGCGAGCGCCCTTGCCATGTTAGTGCCGACGTCCTTGAAGGATGCATTCTTGCTCTCCGCGCCGGTCTTGGCTGCCTGCCCGAGCTGCCTGCCCGCGCTGGTAGCTACGGCCTTCTGGCTCGTCATGCCTGCAGCGTACTGTGCTCCGGAAGAAGAGCCCGCCGTCTTGAATTCGGACTTCTTGCCGTCCGCTGCCGTTGCAGCTGCGCCTGCAGTGTCTTCCGCAGCGCCTTCTACGCTGTCTGTATTATCAGTCAGACCTGTGGAGATCTCCTCTGCCGCAGCCGTACCGGCTTCATTGCCGGCGCTGGACAGTGCCTCTGTCAGCTGTCCGATCGCGGCTTCGTATTCTTCCGAGGATCCCTCCATACCTTTGGACAGGCCCTCCGGGATCTCCACGCCGGACTGCTCAGCGATCTCATACAGGCCCTGGAAGGTGCCCTGCATCGAATGCGTCAGCATCTGCACCGCGTCGTTCGCGGTCGTTTCCCCGTTCGCCAGTCCTTCTGCCAGACCGTCCGGGATAGCGATGCCGGCTTCCTGCGCCGCCGTAATGGCTGCATCCAGCTCCGGCGTCATACTCTCGACTGATTCCCTCAGTCCCGTCCACTCGATCTTCGTGGATCCGAGCTGGTTGGTTGCCATCTGGTACGCCGTAAGATTGCCGGCGCAATACTTCGCGATCTGGTCGGACAGGTTAAGACCTTCCGTCCACTGCTGTCCCATCTCCGCGAACAGCTCCGGAGCATTATCCTGGCTCATCGTTACAAACATATGGTGCCAGGTATTCGCCGCGTCGGTCCCCATGGACTGCAGCGTGTTGATCAGATCCGGACCGAGCTCGTCGCCATACTCAGCGATGACCGCAGCCATCTCTTCCTTGTACTGCGTGATCCCTTCCGTCTGGCTGTGCAGGTTCTCGATCATCTGCTCGACGGTGATGTCCTCGCCGCCGTTGAAGACGTCCCACAGGGTCAGCTTCTGGTTCAGGGTGTTCTTAATGCTGTTGTAATTGTCTTCGTATGCCTGCCGGGTAGTCTCCAGCGCATTCTTCTCCGCCTCAGCGGACGCCTTGACCTTCTCCTGCAGGAGCTCCAGGGACTTATCTCCGGCTTCTTTGAAGAAGTCCTTAACCTGGTCAGTATGTTCCTGCGCGAACCCGGTAGCAGCCTGTACGGCCTGTCCGAGCAGATCGAAGGCAGCCGTCTCTTCTTCGACAGCCTCTGTGTGCTCTTCCGTAGCTTTTGTGGTTTCGGCCTTGGTCTTAAACAGTGTTTTATTCGTGTTAGCGGACCATTCGGCGATTTCCACGCCTTCTACAGCGACCTCATTGTCTTCTTCCTGTGCCTTGGTCTTCTTCTTGGCCGCGTTGCCTTCTTCGGACACCGTGCCGGTCAGCTTTTTATATGCGTTCTCTGTTTCGCCGACTACCTTCGCGGCTTGTGATTCCGCCTCACTTGCCTTCCCGGCAGCTGTGGCTGCATCAGCCTGTGCCTGAATCAGGAGATAGATCGCTTCCTTAGTCGTTCCCAGGGACCGGGCAGCTGCGTCCGCCTGCTGCGGGTTCAGAAGCAGGAAATCATCGACAGACATCCCGCCGAGCGCTGTACTCAGGTCATCGGTCGCCGCCTTATATGCTTCTTCTGCCTTCGTGGCTTCCAGGGCCGCTTCCGCCTGGGCCTTGTAGGCACTCTCCAGGACTTCCGTATAGGCCTGCTGCTTGATCTGCTTCTCGGTAGACTCCAGCAGCTTATCGAGTTCTTCGCGTGTCAGCTTGATGGATCCGCTCTCTTCGTCGTAGGCCTTGGTCAGCCCTGGGATCACTCCGCCCAGCTTCTCGACCGCGATCTTCAGCTTATACTTCTCGACTTCGGACAGCTGCTCTCCGGTCGTCGCTTTTTCCAGGACGCCCCGGTACGCCTCGATGTCTGAGATATTCGTGTCAGCCTTCAGCTCGATCTTCCCAATATTGTCCAGATCTGACTGGGTCTGCTTTATCTCTGCATTCAGATCACTGATATAATTCTCAAGGTCTGTATTAGCCGGCGGATTGAACGCGTTCGTCAGTGCGTTCAGGACTGCCGTAGCGCCTTCTGCAAGGGTTCCGAGCAATGGTGCGATACTTGCGCCGGCTGCGTTCTTGAAGGCCGATATCTGTGAATCCAGGCGCTGCAGAGAGTCATCTACTTCGCCGAGAGAATCGAGTGTATCACCGCTCAGCACGGCGCCTGCTTCGTGGGCCTCGTCAGCGAATTCCCGGAAGCCTTTGGACCCTATCTCGATCAGCGGGTTCAGATCCCGGGCAGACTTCCCGAAGACCTGCATCGCGATCGCGTCGGCTTCGGTCTCGTTCTCGACCTTGCCGAGTGCGTCAATGCAGTCCCAGAATACGTCTTCAGAGCTTCGCAGGTTTCCATTCGCGTCCGTGACGGCTACGCCCAGCTTCTGATATGCCTCCGCGTAAGCCTTGGATCCGGACTGTGCTGCCGCCATCGACTTGGTGTTCTTGCCCAGTGCCTTCTCGACATCGGCCAGATCCGTGTCGATCAGTTCCGCTGCATATGCGTATTCCTGCAGCGTATCCGTAGACAGCCCCGTGACCGTTGAAGCGGTCAGGATCTCATCCGCATAAGTGGCCGCAGCCCTTCCGGCTTCCACGAGTGCCTTGACCGCGTCCATGGCCGTGTCAGCGAGCTTCTGCGCTGCGTTCGCAGCAATATTGCCCAGAGCTACCTTGGCAACATCTCCGAGCCCCTGCGACTCCTCTGTGGCCTGCTTGGTGCGCCTTCCATACTCATCGATGGAGTCAGCACACTGATCCGCGGACCGTTCAGCCTCGTCCAGGTATTTGGCGTTATCGTCGATCTCATGGTTCAGCCTGGCGACCGCAGTCTCGGCCTTGGTCTGCTCCAGCCGGTACTTCGCGATCTCATTCGTCGCTCGCTGCTGGTTCTGCTCTCCGAGCTGTACCTTCCGCGCCAGAGCCTCGACTGCCTTCTCCTGCTTGGCATACGCATCCGTCCCTTTGTCCATCTTGGACAGGGCGCTCTGCGCTTCCTTCAGCTGGTCCCGGTAGTCCTCGGTACTCTCCGCTATTCTTTTTTGCTGCTGTTCGAGGGATTTGATCCTGGAGTCATAGAGCTGGACCTTCCGCTCAGCCTGCTCCAGGGTCCTGTTCAGGTTCTCCTGCTTCGCCCGCAGGGCTTCGACCGAATTGGCCTGCCCCTGGAATTCCGCTGTGACCTTCTTAGACTCGGCGTCAAGCTGCTTCAGGTTCTTATTGACGTCCTGTAGATCCTTTTTAAACTCGGAGCCGCCGTCAAGGCGGACACTGGCTTTTAATTCATTACTATTGACCGCCATTTGTGCTCCTATCTGTTAAGGCAGCATGGATAGCGTCATGCGTTCCTCTGCCTTCTTCATTCCGTTGATAGTCAGATACGCATCATTCAGCATACTGAATTTGCGCAGCGTCAGGTTCCACGCCTCTGCCTCGGAATATCCGAACCGGGTCATGGCTATAATTATAAACTTGGGGATCTCGATCAGCCCGGAGGACTCCTTCGGATCCGGATCTTCTGTATCATCCGGGACCGGACTCGAGTCCATGACCGCGAGCGCTATCGCGTTCCGGACCTGCTGGAGGCTTCCGCCTCCGCTCAGGGTGTTCGTCTTTAAGGACTGCATGATCTGCGTCCTGGTCAGATCCCCTCCGCACATCGCGAACACGATGTCGACCAGGTACAGCAGTCCGTCCAGGGTATCCTTTCCCGCCTCGTCGACCATCCGGAAGACACTGGTCCCCGGATGCATCGCCTGTAGGTCATCGATTACCCTGAATGTAAAAAGGAAGTGCCGGTCACTTCCGTCGAAGTTGACCGGCACTCCGGTGGGCCTCATATCACTCATGCATTAATGCCGGCCTGCTCCTGCAGCCAGGCAAGCGCAGCTGCCTCACTCGCGAAGGACTTGGTGATGCTGATGCCGTAGTCGCCATCCTGCGGGACCACGTCTGCCTCGATCGTGGTGTGCGCGAATGCGATGTTCTCCTGCTTGGTGGTGTTCTCATCATTCGGCTCATGGAACATGAGCTTCTTGTACCACTTCGCCACATAAGCCTTGGTGCCGGAAGCGATCTCGACCGCCATAGCGCCGACGCCGACATACGGAGCCTGGTCGTCAGCCTTGACCACGAGGCCGTTCTCTGCGCTGTAGGTGTGGCCGAGAAGGAACGCCTTCTCCTCAAGGGTGATCTGGTTTGCTTCGATGGACAGCGTGCCGCCGCTCATCTCATTTGCGACCTCTGCCACAACATCATCACCGTAGTCCTTCACGCTGGAAGTGGTCGGGGTGAAGTTGAAAGAAGAGATCTTTCCGAACTGCGCGCCATCCGTGTAGGTGTCGTCTGCAGTCCATCTTGCATAAAACATTTTTCTAACGCCAATTTTAGCCATTAGATTCCTCACTTTCTGCGACTATGTCGCATTCCCATGCGAAGCCGTCCATCCCGTTGTCAGGATCAGACAGCTCTGTTATTGATGCATAAGAAAAACCCGCTGACTGCAGCAGGTTCCTCACTCGATTCCTCATAGGCGTCTGATTCTCGCCCATGGGGAAGTAATAGCTTAATCTTACCCAGTAATGAATGTGCCCCGGGTCATCATCGCCCCAGTCGTCTCCCCGGTCGTCCTCGATCGCGTACACGAAGTAGTGATCCGCGGATCCGGTGTATACCTTCGGGTAGACATCAGCGATGTCTTTGACCGCGCTCCTCAAGAGCGCGCCGACATTCATGACCTTGACGCGGACTCAATAGCCGCGTCGATCTCGTGCCGCATAGCCTCCATGACTTTCGGCTTCGCGTCGTTTATGGCCTTCTTCATGAACGGATGCGCTGCCTGCCGGGCTGTGCCGTATTCCAGATACCAGAGCTTGTCATAGTTCCGGACGGATCCGCCGGCCGCTGCCTTCCTGGTGATGGCGTGGCCGCGTTTACTCGTGCCGATGACCTTGCTGTAGTATCCTTTGCTGTGAGTGTCTGTGCCGTGCGGATAGATGGTGGTCATCTTCCCGCTGTTCACGTTCTTGATACCATCCGACTCGATACTGGCTTCCAGGGTACCCTGTGAGTATCCCCGATCGGCAGCCTCATGGACTGCCTTGACCAGTTCCTCAGTCAGGACTACGCCTCCGGCCTGCACTGCGTCTTCCATGGCGCCGTCAATATCGCCGGCCAGCTTTTCGAGCTTCTTCATGAATGTGTCGATGCCGTCAATGTAAAACCCGGCCTGTCCGGCCATGCTCATGACGTCACCCCCCTCCGTACCAGCTGACCCGTCAGCTCAATGGTGCGGTTCCGGTCCTGCCGGTATGTCCGCTTCAGCTCATAAGTATCGCCGGTCTCCACGTCTATGAACTCCGACCAGTTGGCCGGAAGCCCGTACAGGTTCCGCGCCATGACGACAGCAACGACATCCGCACTGTATCCCTTCTGCTCAGCCAGGATCTGGTCGCCTCTCTGCGCGCTCTGGATGCTCGCGGGGATCTCCCTGTACTGCGTGACAGTAGTCGGGTATCCTTCCTCGTCCTGTGTGACCTGGGACGATACAGGGATCTTAATCACTGACGTCCACATCCCACGCACCTCCATCCTCCAGCTGCAGGTTCTTCACACTGTCACTGAACAGCTTCAGGTACCTGTCCGTGTCTGTCCTGTCCATCCCGCAGTATGCATTCACATAATGCGTAATTGTCAGGAGGACCCGCTTGTCGATCGGATCCTTATCCACGAACAGCTCCTCGGGAACACCGGCAGCCAGCATCTTGGTGACAGCTGCCTCCATGTTGTCCTGGATCTCCCGGTCGAATGCGGTGAGCGCTTCCGAGTAGCCCGCTCGTGCCTTGATGGTCGGAAACCATGCAAGCACGAAGTCCGGCATTTTTTCAGTCAGAAATACACTGATTTCTGCTGTCGTCATACGGATCACCTCATTTCTTCTTAGCAGCGGTCTTCTTTGTGGCTGTCTTCTTCTCTTCCACCTTCTCGACAAGCCCCATGTCGATCCATTTCTGACCGAGGGCGTCGGTGATATCAACGACGTCCCCCGGTGCATAGTGCTTATCGAGATAAAGCGGATTGATCGCTTTAACTCTCATTCAGCACCTCCGATCAGGCCTGCGGAGTCAGGGTCAGCTTAACAGCAGCGTCCGCGTCGATCTTGACGAAGTCGTTGCGCTCGGTGACTCTGAAGTAGGTCAGGTCGTTCTCGAATGCGGATACGCCGTCAACGGTGCCCACGTCCGTGGTCTTGATGGTGTAGCTCTGGAGATCATACTTGTGCATGAATTCCTTGAAGTCGCCGACGTAGAACGGATAGGATCCGCTTGCCGGGTTCGCCAGCTGGCTGTCCGGTACTACAAAGAGCGGAACGGAGACAGCGCCGCACGCAAGGCGAAGCTGGCCCGGGTTGCTCAGATCCGGAGTCAGGACATATCTCTTGTTGTCATCCTTCAGGGTGTCGAGATAATTCAGGCCGGAGTCGTTGGTGATGATCACTGCGTTGCCCTTGTATGCCTGTCCCAGGGTGACGTTGACTGCGTTCTTGATGCCGTCAAGATCGGTGATCGCAGTAGCGGTCAGGGTGTTCAGAGCTGCGAGGACCTGCGCGTTCGTGGTGCGAACGTCGCCTTCAGCGATCCACTGAGCCAGCAGAGCCGGGATGTTTGCATCGGAATCAGCCAGGAGTTCGTCGGTGACGGTGAAGATAGCGCCGCGCTTATCGCAGGCATAAGTGACCTGCTGGAATGCCGGATCAGTACCTGCGCCGATCGCTGCTGCTTCTGCTGCGGTTGCGAATACCGGAGACAGGGTCTTTGTCTGATATACACGGGATCCGGTCGGTTCGGAGACCTTCTCGACGGTGATCAGCTGCTCAAGAGCTACCAGAGCCTTCTTGTACTGATTAACCTGAGTCTGGATGTCAGACGGTACGGTGTAGCCACCAGCTGCCGGAGTGCCTTCGCTCATCTGGTCACGGAACTTAATGCGCATGGAGTCTGCGAACTTATCCAGGGCGGACTTGTTCTCGATCGGCTTCGCTTCCAGAACGACGGTGTCGTCTTCCAGCTTCATCAGGTTCTCGAACTTAGCCTGGAGGTTCTCCAGCTCGTCCATCTTCGCCTGCGCTTCGTCGTTCTTGTCCTCTGCGTACAGGTTCTTAACTTCTGCCTTCATGTTGTTGATGCTGTCGAGCATCGCTCTCAGTTCTTTGTTCATCTTAATACCTCATTCTTTCTGATCAGATGCGGATGCCCAGCAGGCGCATCCTGATCTCTGTGTCGTTTCTCTGTGTCTGTGTGTCATCTATGTCTTCCGCTTCCGGAGTCTCCGAGATATCCTCCGGTTCGGGTGAGACCGGCTTCGATGCCTCGATCTGTTCGGTTAGCGAGTTGACCACATGGAAGGGGCTGAACGCGGTCGCGCCAATAAAATCGCCCGACCCGTCGGATCCGTCCTCATACAGGACCGCATCCGCGAAGCCGAGCTCCACAGCCTTCTTTGCATTCATCCATGTACCCTCGTCCTGCATGAGCTTCGCCAGCTCGTCGCGGGACCTTCCCGTCTTTGCCTCATAAGCATTGACGATCGACTCTTTGACCTCCTTCAGGACCTTAATGGCCTCCTTCATGTCCGACTCATTGCCCCAGGCAAGTGTGCTCGGGTCGTGGATCATCATCATGGCAGGCGGACTCATGTAGACCTCATCTCCGGCCATCGCTACGACCGAAGCTGCCGAAGCAGCCAGCGCGTCGATCTTGACCGTGACCTTGTCTCCGTATTCCTTCAGCATCGTGTAGATCTGCGATGCCGCGAACACGTCGCCGCCCGGTGAATTAATCCATACCGTCAGCGGTCCGCTCACCTGTGAGAGTTCCTCCCGAAATTCTTTCGGGGTGATCTCATCGCCCCACCAGCTCTCCTCGCTGATAGCGCCTTCAAGCCGCAGTTCGTAGCTCTCCGCCACGCTGCCCGGATCCGCTTCATCGGCCACCGTGATCTTGTTAAAATTCCAAAATTTCTTCTTCATCCGTTCTCACCTCCTCCCGAAGACGAATACTGCTGCCCGACCATCGTGATCGGGATGTAGTTGCCATTCATTACCAGGACGTCGCCACCCTCCTGCGCCGGCAGCTGCAGCAGGTCCCTGGCTTCGTTCGGTGTATACACGCCGTTGTTGACGAATCCGCAGATGATCTCCTCCTGTGTCTTGGAGTCGGTCCTGAGGATCGCCTTCTCGTTGAACTTGTACCAGTAGCCGTCCATCAGCTGCTGCTCGGTCAGCACCTTCGTGTTGATCTCTTCCTCGTAGGCCTTCATCCTGTAGGCCATCGTGTCGATCAGGAACGCGAGCTGCTGCATCTCTGCGGAGCTGTAGGACGCCTTATCGAAGTCGTTCAGCTGGTTCGGCTTGATGCCGAAGGCCGCGGCGATCTGCAGCGCGCTGTACTTGCGCAGCTCAAGGAACTGTGCGTCAGCCAGGCTGATGTCCAGCGGCACGAGCTTCAGCCCTGCCGGGACCGGAACGATCCGGCCGGCGTTCTTCGCTCCGGACAGGTACTCCTCGTACTTGGCCTGCAGCTTAGCGCGGCGGGTCTGATCGAGATCGTCGGTATACTCCAGAGCCATCGATGCGGTCAGGCCCTGCTGGTACAGCTTCTCCATGAACCTCTGCGACTCCCTGGCACCGTCGATCATGTCGCCCAGGATCTGCCGGACGGGTTCACCCAGGATCCCGTTGAACGTGTACGAGGTCTTGACGTGGATCACATCCTCCTGCGGGAAGACGTAGCTCTCTCCGCTGTACGCGTCCTGGTACTGGTAGTAGAGCTTGCCCTTATCGCCGAAGACTCCGCCGTTATCCATGATCACGGACGTGTCCTTCGACGGCAGTACCCACAGGCCGACGGGCTTGTACTCGCCGCCGTAGCGCTTGCGCTGCAGCTGGCGCTGGATCCATATGAATCCGTTGCCGTAGTGCTGGCAGTTGATCTCGCAGGCAGTAAAAAGGGCCGTCGGCGTCATGACCGAATTCGGTCTGATCGTCAACAGCCTCGTCATATCGTCCGGATCCGCCCGGATCTTCCCTTTGTCTGTCGCCTGGTAATACTTGAGAGGCAGCTTGCCCATCGTCTCGGACAGCATCTTCAGACAGGTGAAGTATGTCACCTCACTGAGCCGGTCCTTCGATGTGCTGATCCCCAGCCACTCGGCCAGCTCCCTGTCCGCTGTCGTGACGGTCTTGGTGCCGCCGTCCCAGAAAGTCCTCCAGGCGTCCCTGATTCTTGCCCAGAATCCCATATGATACCTCCATCAGTCCATGCTGCCATCGAGGAACGCATCGATGGCCGCGAGGTTGTTGACCACAAATACGTGGTACATCGCTAATTTATATGCACACAGAACGGCGTCGACCGGGTCGATCCGCTTCGTGGTTGCATCTTTGTCGATCTTGATCAGTCCGTTGTTCTTCCGGATCGCCGCGTTGCTCATCGCATAATTGAGCACCGGGTTCCACTGGTAGTAGATGTTCTGACTGTACACCTGCTCCCGGAAGCCCTGCGTCGACTCGTTCAGGCTCTTGTGCGACTGGAAGACCTCGACGACGTCGTAGCCTTCATTCGACAGCTGCATCATCAGCAGCGACGCGTTCGCCGGGTCGAAGCACAGGCTCTCGATGTGCCAGTCGTTCTCCGCGCAGGTCTGCAGCACGTACCGCATGACCGCGTCCTGGTCGACGATCGGCGTGTCCGTGACCGTCAGGAAGCCTTCACGCTCCCAGGCGTCGTATGGCACCTTGTCCTTCGCGATCCTCTCTGCCAGCTTCTCCCGGTTCGGAATAAAGCTGTGGCTGTACACGATGTACTGCGGGACCGGAGCGCGGTCCTCATCCACCTTGTCCGATATGAACGGGATCACGAAGGCCACGGAGGTCAGGTCGACCTTCGCGGACATATCGAAGCCTACATACACGTCTCTGCCCTTCGTGCTGATCGGCAGCTCCTTCACCTGGCAGGCCTTCCACTTGGCCATGTCCATGTAGCCGGACTCGCGTGCCTGTACCCAGACGTTCATGCACTTCGTCAGGAAGGACGTCATCTTCTCGGGCATCTGCTGCGCGAGCTCGCACTCCTCCCGGATCTTCTGTAAGCCTTCCGGATACGTCGCTCTGATCGGGTTGGCCTTCAGCCACAGGTCCTCGTTCGCGATGTTCTGCGGATCCGCATAGTCTTCCGGATCCAGCTCGCAGATATCGATCAGGTACTGGTCGTTCTCTACGTCCACGTCCGGGTTGAGGATCCTGCTGCAGTACATATACTCCTGCGTGTAGCACGGATAGGTGAGATCCCTGCCGGCCGTCGTGATGATCATGACCAGCGGCTCCTTCGTATTGCCGCCCAGTCCCAGATCATAGAACTCCGTCGTCGGATGCTGATGGTATTCATCGATGACCAGCAGCGCCGGGTTCGATCCGTCGCCGCTCTTCCCGTCGTCCTTCGACAGCGGGCGCATCACGGATCCGGAGCGCGTGTGCGCGATCTGCAGCTTCCCGACGTTGAATTTAGGTGCTAAAGGCGAGCCCTTCAGCATAAGGCCCGCCTCATTGAACACTATCTTCGATTGATCTCTCTTAACGCCTGCAGTGTAGACTTCGTTGACTTCCTTATTCCGGATCGCTGTGACTGACATCTCATACAGCGCGATGCCTGCCTCTTCCTGGGACTTGGCGTTCTTCCTCGCCACTTCTACGAAGGACTTGGTGAAGCGGCGCCTGCCGTCTTCCTTCCGCCATCCATACATCTGACACAGGTGGAACTGCTGCCACGGCGTCAGGTCGATCGGCTCTCCGGCCAGCACGCCCTTGGAGTGGCGCAGCAGGTGAAACCAGTCGACGATCTTCTGCGCTTCCCTCTCATCCCAGTGATACGGGAAGGAGCCCTTCTGGAATCTTTCCCAGTCACGCAGCAGGCGTAGGCAAGCCCACTTGTGCTTCAGCCCGGATACGATCCGCCCTGAGATGCAGTCGTGCGCGTACTGCAGGATCGTATCAGATGGCGCCGAACTCATCCTCTATCTGCTCCTCCTGCTTCTTCAGCTTGGTGGCTGCCCACTTCAGCCGGCTGTTAATCGTCAGCCCGCACTGGTCAGCAGCCTTCCGGAATGCTTCCTGGTATTTCAGCTGCACGTTGATCAGCGGGTTCTCCTTCGGTCCGGTCGGTCCTTCAATGGTCAAGGGTTGTCCCCGTAGCGCCTTGGTCGCTTCACAATATTTACTGTACGCATTGCAGTACGCCACCAGATTCGAGATATCCAGGCGACCGACAATGTCCATTTTCTTCAAGTCGGGGACTACCCTCTTCCACTCCTTCTTCGCTTTAGTGTCGAGCAGATCCTGAGGCGGCCTGTCCAAATCTGCCGGGTCCTGGACGATCATGGAAGACTGGGTCCGCTTCTCTTCCTGGACCCTTTTTGTCAGATCGCTGTTATTCATTTCGAGAATTTTGCGATTTCTACCCATTTTCGACCATTTTCCTCATAAAAATACGCAATTATGCGCAATTTCGACCGTAATAAATACAAATTTGCAAAAACAAGCC